CAGATAATTTGTGCTTTAATCTTAAGTATTTGTGAGGCAAAGCGAGCAACTTCGTCTTGGTAAGTTTTAAGACGCAATGTAGCGTACTGACCTTTGATTTGTTGAGCAGTAGCTGTTTCGTTAGCGTTGCTTGCACCACGAACAATGTCAGAGATACCTGTAATGTCGTAGATTTGTTGCTTAACTTGACCCATAGCCATGTAAGCCATGTTCAATGCGTTAGCAATAGGTGTTAGGTCAACGAACTCTACAGCACCACCCAATCCACCTTTTTCAGCAAAGGCAGCGTAATTCTTAACAGGGATAAGTGTATTGTTGTCACCCTCTGTGAATAGACGGCCAAGGTCAGCATTTGCTGCGTCATAGAAGCCACGAACCTTCATAGCGTCCACTAGACCCTTAATACGGTCTGATAGCGTGTCTAGCTCGTTAGCTTGGTCTTGGTATAGAGTGAAGTCAGGAACTGGTACAAGTGACTCATTGGTCAATGTAGAGAATATAGGCTCTGGACATGGGAAGAACTCCTCTAACTGTAGTGGGTCTTCACGCTTGTCTAGTATCTTGCCCATGGATTTACTAATCCAATAGACGCACTTCTCTTCTTTATCCCATACCTCGTAGATTAGACCACGCTTAGTGACACCCTCTGTCATCTTAGTGCGAGGCTCATCAGGTGAAGCGTCTAGTGGTATTCTTTTCCACAAGTCATCAAACTTGTCTTCAGGGAAACGCTCTTTAAGCATTTGGCGAGTCATGTAGACTTTACGCCATACACAAGATACCTCATCCCATGTCCTGGCAGAGTTATGACCAAAGTCACGCCAATGCACATAGTCTACTGGTGTTTGCTCAATGTCTAGGTATTCAGATACGGAGTCGCTGTCTAGCTCGTCTTCAGACACGAAGGTGTCATCTGTTTCAATGATTGGCTCGTAACGAATCCATGATGTACCACGACCACCTAGGAAGCGGTCATAAACACATGAGTTAAGAGAGTGATAGAAGTCTTCTGTATTGCTTATCTCGAAGTCTAAGGCACGCTCTAGCAACATAGACGCAACACGGGCAACAGGGTCACTGTCTTTGTGTCTGCGTGACACATCGGGTTTAGGCATACGGCTAAAGGTTGCAGCCTTCAGAGTCTGTACATTAGCCCACAAGATGTTGTAGTGAGATTGAGCCGTAGTTGTTGTACGGTCATCACGGTAGCGTTTGAGAATCTTCTCTACACGACCTTCCCACTTAGCAAACTCCTTGTCGTACTGGCTAAACATATCAAGGTATGTTTGTACCTCTGACATTATTTGCGAAACCTTAGCCATGAGTTATCCTTAACCGAAGAATACAGTTGCGCTTACTGTGCCGCTGATAACAATGTATAAGCCACTTGCTACTGACGCTGGGATTGTGTAATAGGTAGCAGCCGCTGGTGTAAATGTATCAATCACCTTAGCTGTTGTAGTTGTAGTAGCTGAATCGTAGATAGTGATTGTAGGTGTGCTAGACGCAGCAGATACGAATATGCCTAGTAGGTCTGTGCCTATTGGGCTTACATTGCCTGTAGCTGATATTAGCTTGTAGCCACCAGTGATTACTGAGTTCATGGTTAAATCCTTTTTGGTTGTTTGTTAGGCTGTTTAGCCCATAGTTCATTTAGAGTTACATCTGTCTGTCCGACATGGATGCCACGAATTGGTTTATCATCCACCTTGGGAACTTCCACAAACTCTTGCATAACTTGACAGCCGTAAGCAAAAGCATCGCTAGGGTGAGAAGCCCAATTATGATTTGGCTCCCTACTAAATACATTATTAACTTCATCATATACATATTCCCAAGCTCTTAAGCCTTCTAACCCTTCATCACAAAGTGTTTCGTTAAATGAACAGCGTTGAATAACCAATCGTGCAGCATTGATTTGGTCTTGCTTTTTAGATTGTGGCACTACTGCTACCTTGTCAGGGCCAAAGTAGTCAACAAACCGCTCCATAGTTGTATGGCGTGATTGGAATGTCTTTGCCCTAGCATCATGTGGTAGCCATATCTTGCCAAGCTTACCAAACTTCAAGATGTTCTCTTTTATGCGTGGTATCCACTCGTCAGCGTCTAGACCTGTGTCAGCATCGTACTGTAGCAACTTAAAGCCACCAGGGACTCGTTGCCAATACCAGAAGCTTGCAGTATCTCTAAAGCCCAAGTCAGCACTAATCTCAATAGGATGTGCAAACTCATCGTAGACCACATCATTGTTGATGCGACCTTCTCTCTGTGCTTGATTAACAAACCTAGCTAAGATTGCGCCTTGTGACGAACCGTAAGAGCCGTTCCATATATGCTCAGCTCTATCAGGGTCATTACCAAAGTCAAACTCCATCTCGTCCTTTAGGACTTGTGGAAACCATGGGTTATCGTACCAGTTAGCTTGTATAACAATTGATTTGGGTGGTGGATTCTTTCTAAACAGCATATCCACAGGGTCTGTCTTGTAGCGAGGATTCCAACTGAATAGAATCTCTGAGTTCTCTTTACGCAATGTAGGGCGCAATAGCTCTAAGCTGTATGCGCTGAATGTTTGGGCTTCTTCTACCCATGCCCTGTCAAAGCCTTCTAATGACTTAATAGAGTCAGCGGTATGGTTTTGCATACCCTGAAAGATAATGATGCCATCACCGTACTTAGATTTAATCTTAGCGTCCTGGATGTCAAAGTACCAACCAGCGTTCATGCTCTCAATCTTTTGCTCAATCAATCTCTTTACTGATTGGCCCAATGACTTCTGTATCTCACGGACACAGACTGTAGACTCGTTAGGATTGGCTATATGTCTTTCTACTACATACTCACCAAAGAAGTGTGACTTACCTGAGCCTCGGCCACCATGGACAGCTTTATAACGAGCGTCCGCTAATAATGGTACAGCCCAGCGTGGAGTTGATATGTTCAACTTCATTGCTTGTATGGGTCAACAATAACTCTCTCAATAGCCGTAATGGCTAATGGGCTATCCTCATTACCTGTTACTTCAACAGCTTTTAAGTCAGGCGCTACTTTCTTAAGTAGTATCTCTATGGCCCTCATCTGTGTAGGGCTTATCTCTAAATCCTCAAATATATGACTATTAAGGCGATTTATGAGCATGCTGGTACGGATTTTCTCTTTCCAGCTATCTGATAATGTAGTCTTTCTTGTTCGTGCTGCCATATATGTTCATAAGAGTGGTCTTACGCCTCATAATAGAATAGATGGGTTACTTGCATAGCTTTCACCCAAAAAAATGGACTCAGCTTTTAGGAGAGTCCGAACCCAACGGAGATTAGGTTAAAGCTTGGTATATGAATCCTATGGACGCAACTATACCCGCAAGTCGAATGGTAGCATATTTTACGCTAAAAGTCAATACACTTGACCACTTATTTTCAATATAAGTTCTTTTCTGTTAGTTTTTGTTGCAACATAACCATTGCATTGTCGTAATAGCGGTCTAATACCTTCATATCCATCATAGTCTTTTGGCCCAAGTAGATTACATAGATAGCATTACGCTGAAAGGCTGGCAAATCGTCTATAACCTTGTCTACTACTCTTACGCTATGGTTGTCTACCTCGTCAGCTATGTCATCAAACGAGTGTACACCGCCTGTGTGAAAGCCAGAGGACTTAGACTTGTAGCCTAGCTTGTTGTTGTCTGACTTCATGTAATCACGCCACATATCTAAATAATATATTACTCTTCCTAGTTCCATTAAAATAACCTTTCTTGTTGTGCATCACGCTTTATTCGTTCGCAAGCAGCTTTAAAGTAATCTTCATCTAATTCGCAACCAACCATTTCAAAACCAAGGTTGTTGCAAGCAATAGCGTGTGAACCAGAACCTAAATGTGTGTCCAATATCTTATTGCCCTGTTCAGCGTAATTAGTTAATATAGTTTCATAAAGTTTTACTGGCTTTTGTGTAGGATGAATTCTTTCTAAATCCATACCAATAAAACCATCATATCTAACAGAAACTTTTTTTAAAGTATTCATAAAATTAGTCCATGCTAATTCGCCATCTGAAAAGGTTGTTTCTTTACCGCGTTCTTTATCCCAAAAAATCCAACCACCTGTTAAAGGTAATGGAAAATAATTCCCACCCCATATAATTTGTTTTTTACTAACACGCATCAATTCATCAAAATATGATTGTTTGGGAATTTCTAAATCCCAATCTTTTTTTTCATGTTTTTCTTTTCTTTTACCGTAAGTTTTGCCACCTGCACCAATCCCATAAGGAGGGTCAACAATAGCCAAATCAAAAGCATTATCGGGTAATGATTTCATATATTCCATGCAATCTACATTATGCAATGTGCAATTTTTAATAATTACAGCCATTAAATGTAATCCTCGTATTTTTCTAGCATTTGATGCACCTCAGTGTATGGCACAATGACAACCTTACACATACCTTCCTTAACAATGTGCCTACGCACTAGCCAAATGAAGTCTATCTGCTCATCGTCTAAAAACACACCAGC